CCGCAGAAATGCAAGATGTGGCACTGGATTGCCTACACACCCAGCTCTCTGAGTTAGCCAATATAAAGACCCCGAGCTGGTGCATAGAGGCGTTGGTCCTGCCCATGTACGAGAGCCAGCCGGTTGTAACTTTGCCTGTCGGTACTGTGGGGGTGCTGAACTTAAACTATCGCAGTATCCAGCCAGTCACAGGGACCGAGACCGTCGCAGCGCTCAGCGTGACGACCGAATTCGCCACAGCGACCTCCGTCAGCACCGTCGGGCTCAATTGGTCTGGTGCGAGCCCTGCGCTAGTCACATTTGCAGTCTCAGACGACGGTGTGACGTGGACCACGGTCGGGACGTCTGAAACCAGCGCGACCGCTGGGGAAATCACTTGGACAGACATTTCAGGGGCGCTGCCCTATCTATACTTCCGGGTGTCCGCTGCAACCGCGCTCACGCTGGACTCGGTAGTGCTCGGCAACTCGCCGAATGAGATTCCCCTCGGCGTGCTGAACCGAGACACTTACGTCAATCAGAACAACAAGACATTCCCGGGCCGCCCCAACAGCTACTGGTTCCAGCGTGACCTACCGGTACCGGTTGTGAACCTGTGGCCTGCACCTAATTTGGCTGCTGAGGCCGCTCAGTTGGTCGTCTGGCGACACCGGCAGATCATGGATACTAACAACCTCACCCAAGAGATTGAGGTGCCTCAGAGGTGGCTTGAAGCGGTCATTGCCGGCTTAGCCGATAAGGTGGCGCTAGAAACCCCAGGTGTCGAGCCTGCTAGGCTAGGGTCGTTGCCCCAGCGCGCAGCTTCAGCGCTGATGATAGCCTTCGACGGGGACAATGACGGCAGCCCCACGTTCTATCAGCCAAATATAGGGGTGTACACTCGATGAGTCGCTTTCTAGACCCTACCGGACAACCAACCTATGGGCTCGGGCTTTGCGGTCGGTGTTCACGTAAGATGTTTTTGTCAGAGCTGATGAGCGACCCCAATTCCCCTGGGCTCAAGGTGTGCCGAGATGACTTAGACCAATACGACCCTTACCGGCTCGCGCCCCGCGCGCCGGACCAGATCGTGCTCCCATTTGTGCGGCCAGACGTGCCGCTTGTACCATAAAGGATTGTCATGGCACAGCCTGGCGCATTTTCCATAGTTCAAAGCTACCACACAACCACAGCCCTGGCGACTCCTAACCCTGCCAATGTAAGCGTGGGCGAGCTGGCTGTCAACGTCACGGACCGTAAGATTTACACTAAGGACGGGGGCGGAAGCATTGTGCCTCTCGGCAATGTGGGGGATGTCACGCTCAATGGCGTCCAGACACTGACCAACAAGACCATCACGTCGTTGGTTATGGACGGCACCCCGGTCGCACCGACGCAGCCCACTGCTGACAGCAGCACCAAGGTCGCCACCACGGCCTACGTGAACAGCGTTGCGTTTGCGCCGGTGCTACCTGCGCAGAGCGGCGCTACGGCTGACCAGTTCTTACAATCGACGGGCGCGTCTGGTATCGTGCAGTGGAACGATGTTTACCCATCACAGACCAGTAATAACGGTAAGTTCCTGAAAACAAACGGTAGCACAGCAAGCTGGGCCTTCGCCGGTATCTCGCAAGTCACCACAGCCACAACAGCGACAACGCTAACCAGCACGCCCACGCTGATCCAGATCACGCCCGTAGAGTACGGCGTAACCGTAACATTGCCAAACGCTACAACATGCTCAGTCGGCGGGCCGCTGCACTGCATAGACAACCGTGGCGCATTCCCCGTGCGCGTCTGCAATACATCCGGCACATTGCTCGGATTCGTGTTTGCAGGCGTTGTCAGCTACATCAGCCTAGACAACAACAGCACAGCAGCGGGAATCTGGGCCGCAAGCGCAGCCGAGCGAGTGGGTATCTCCGCAGCATACAAATACACCGGCACAGTGCTGAATGCTTTTGGCAACAAGACAATCGATCTAGGCAGCGGGCGCGAACTGCTTTGGGGTAGCACTAGCGGCTACGCGGTTGTGTATGACCGCACGACAAACACATTCGGCACACCGACATTGATTCGCGCTGCGGGCAATAGTGCGGCGGTGTTAATGTCAACCGACAAAGTTCTGTATTGCTCTTCAGATGGCAGCACTGGTTTTGAGGCTGTGGTGTTGTCTATTACAGGCACGAGCATTGCTGTTGGCACACCCGTAGCGGCTACGCTCTCTGCTGGTAGTAATGGGTGGCCTACGACATATTCAGCTTTGTCTTTGGTTGGAACTTCTGCTGTAGTTTCTTATCCCGTCAGCGGCCCGACTTGCGAGATAAGGGCTATTACCGTAAGTGGCACAGTCCCGACAATTGGCGCGGCGACTGTCTTGGATGGCACCACTGGCGGATTGGGCGCTGGTGGTCACGGCGGCATTGGCATGGTGGCAAGCTCCAGCGTCATCATCTACGCTTCCTACACACCAGCAGGCAACCTATACACCAAGCCTTACACGATCAGCGGCACAACAATTACTCCGGGCACAGGCACGAACACCAGTGGCGGCACGATGTTGATGCACAAGTTTTACCCACTTGGTACGCGCTGGGTGGTTGTCTATTCGCAAGCAGGCACCTCGACACGGATGCTGCTTGTATCCCTCTCTGGGACAACGACAACCGTTAGCGTATCAATACCGGGGCTTAGTGTTTACACAACCTTAGGCACTGATGCTGCGGTAATTGGCACAACAAAATCTTTAATTATTGGTAGCACAGGCACAGGGGCGCTACTACTGGACACAGCGGGGACAGCAAGCGCCACAACCGTATCAATAACTGGCGGGGCTATTTTGTGGGTATCTGGAACCGATGTAGCTGTTCAAGATACCGATGGTTCAGTTCGCATTTACGACTGCTCTACTTCCACCCCAGTGCTCTCTAAGTATTTGATGGGCACTACTACTGCGGCGCTTTTTGCTCGATCTGACGTGACATTGGGCCGCAGTGCAACAGCGTTACGAAGTGGCGCGTTTTGTCGAAATTTGTATATGGACGCAAGTACACAAGCTGGGGACTTTGAAGTGAGCGCGGCTGATGTGAAACTAAAACCAAAGTCCGCGCCGCGCATTGTCTCAACCACTGGCTACTCCAGCGGCACAACCGAGGCAGCGGCTTGGTTCACAGACGCGCAGACCGCAGGCACGATTTACAAACTGGAGTGCGTAGTATGAAAGCCCTAACAACACCAAAGGGCACATTCGGCCCATTCGCATCCATCGAAGTCCTCGCAGATCGCTACCGCTGCGATAACACGGACTTGCCTTTTTCAGTCGTTGGCACAGGTGAGATTGTGGAAGCTGACACGATTGATTGGCCTGCGCCACCTACACCCGCGCCGGTAGTGCCTGAGTCAGTTACTCCACGGCAGATACGCCAAGCTATGACAGCCGCTGGTATGCGTGCCAGCGTTGAGGCGGCAATCGCGCAAGCGAATCAAGATACGAAGGATTGGTACGAATACGCCACTGAGTTTAGGCGCGACCATCAGGCCGTGGCAGACCTTGCAGCGGTGCTGGACATCACGACTGAGCAGCTTGATTCACTCTGGATTCTGGCGGGTTCGCTGTGATAGTCGAGCGCTTTGCACCGGCTATCGACTTCAAGCCCGACACTGAAACCGTAGACGATCAACTGCGCATAGGGTCATGCGTAGCCCATGCGGGGCAGACGATGCTTGAGATTGCTTACAAGCGTGCGGGAAAGCCCCTCGACTTGAGCAGGATGTATCTCTACTACTACGTGCAAAAGTTCGCGCAGACTCTGGGCACGGTGGATGGTGGGCGACCCGCGCACCTTGGCAAGATTCTCAAGGATCACGGCGTGTGCACTGAGGGCGTGTGGCCCTACGACCCACAGCTACTTGGGCAAGAGCCATCAGCCATTGCTACGCACGAAGCACGCACCACGATACCGGCAGACAGCACAGAGTTCAGGCAGTTGGATATGCGCGGAGTACGGCAGGCGCTGAATCGTGGTCAACCTGTTGTCTTTGCCATGCTAATGCACGAAAGTCTCGCAAAGCTCAAAGGCGACAACTGGAAAGCGCACGACTGGAACACTGACGAGCCGACCATTGGTTTGCACGCTGTTTGCTGTATCGGTTACGACGATGATGCGCAGCGCTTCCTTTGCGAGAATTCGTGGGGCAGCGGCTGGGCAGATGGTGGGTTCTTTGGCATCCCTTACGAATACTTCGGCGCTAAGTCTGTTCTGCAAGCGTTTACGTTCAGCAAGCTGCCGGTACCGTTTGCGCCAGTTCCTGAGTATCAAGAAGCAGGGCCGGTGACGTTCGATATTTCCACAGGAATGCTGGAGATCCCCGCAATCAGCTACTACGCGGGGAATGTCGGCGCGGCATATTTGCAAGGTGTAACGCTCAAGCTCAGAGACCCGGGTCAGATAACACTCGATGGCCCACGGTACACAGACAGCGAAGTGCCGTACTACATCGCCAAAGGGCCAAGAAGCGAACGGCACCTTGGCTTCCCGAGCGTAACCATTGGTGGCACTGAGTACCGCAAAGTGCTGCTGATAAATCCTGACTTTTCAATAGAGGGGTTAGCGTGAACAAGATCATTCACTCAGCAACCCGAGCATTGTTCGACAGTGACTTGGTTGCCAGTCGGTTAATCATCGCCCTTGCTGAGTGGTTCTGGTTCGCTCTCCTACTCTGGCCTGGGGACACGATGGAGCGCCCGACCTACCATGTGATGAGCCATGTGATGCCTGAACCCGCATGGGCATTTGTGTTCATGATGTCCGCAATCATGCAGACAAGCATTGTCCTGACTGAGTGTTATCACTCGCTCTTTGCGCGGACATTTGCGGCGTTTAACGCGGGGCTTTGGGCCTTTGTTGTCATATCCATGCTGATCTCTGTATCACCTCCACCCGCTGCCATAAGCGGCGAAATTGCGCTGGCATTCGCCTCGCTGTGGATATGGATACGACCTTACATCATCATCGAAGGAATCGCCCGTGCACGAGCCAAACACGCCCGATAACGAGGAACTTTGGAAAATGGTGCGCGAGATGAATGACCGAATTTCTCTGATGGAGCATCGGCACGGCTACGTCTCCAGCGCATTTCCGCAAAACGACTTGGGCAAGCCTGACTATGACGGACACCGACGCGCACACCTCCAGCTTATCGAGGACGGCAAAGTGGTGGCTGGCTACAAAGGCGAGGTGGCTAAGACCGTGCTTGGTGTCATTGCCGGTGGGGTTATCACTCTGCTGATTAGTGGCTTTATGAGCGCGATAACCAAATGAGCACCACCACTTGGGCAGTGATACTGTTATTCACTATCGTCGTTGTGGCCGCAGTGACAATATATCTTGACCACCTCGTCGAGAAAGACCAAGACGATGATTAACTCACGCAACATCGCTGACCTGTTGCCGCGCACCGCCAGAAAGTGCCGAGAGTTTAAGGGGCACTGTGCGGACGTTGGCATCGACATAATCATCACCAGCACATACCGAGATGCAGAGTCTCAGAACGCGCTCTATGCTCAAGGTCGCACAGCACCGGGCCGAAAAGTTACGAATGTGGCGGGCGGCGACTCCTTCCACAACTGGCGAGTGGCTTTTGATTTCGTCCCCATTGAGAATGGCAAAGCGGTGTGGGACGACGATGATCTCTGGGCCCGCTGTGGTTTTATCGCTGAACAGTGTGGTCTTGAATGGGGTGGAAGCTGGAGCAGATTTGTGGATAAACCCCACTGCCAAGATACCGGCGGCTTCAGCATAGCCGACTACAAAACAGGAAAAGCAAAATGAACCCACTTCTACTAGGCCCGATATTCGAGATTGGCAAGACCATACTTGATCGTTTCGTCCCTGACCCTGAAAAGAAGGCGGCAGCGGAAATGGAGTTGGTTAAAATGGCTGCGGACGGTGAACTGAAGCAAGTCATCGCGCAGCTTGAGATCAACGCCAAAGAAGCCGCACACCCGTCGATCTTTGTAGCTGGATGGCGACCATTTTTTGGATGGGCCGGTGGCGTGGGCTTTGTCTACTCGGTCATGCTCCAGCCCATGCTAGCTTGGTACTCAAGCGTCAAGGGTTGGCCCGCACCGCCAGCGCTCAACATTGACCTGCTGTGGGTTGTGATAACCGGAATGCTGGGTATCGGCGGTTTGCGCACTTTTGAGAAGTCTCGCGGTATGACTAAATAAGGGTCGACTGCCGTTGCGGGTTTTGGCGCTATAATTCAACAATTCGGCGCATGCTGCAACAGCGAGCTAATACCACTGGAGTGATATGAGCTATGTAATGTCTTACAGCACGCTGCTTGCAGACGCGCGCAGGTACTTGGAGCGCGGCTTTACCGCTGAATCTGACCCTGTAGTCTATGAGCAATTGCCGCGCCTGATTACGCTGGGCGAGCGGCGCATTGCGCGCGACCTGAAGATTCAAGGTTTCATTCGCGCTGTCACTATGTCTCCGCAAATTGGCCTGGGGGTTTACCGTAAACCTGACCGCTGGCGTGACACCATAAGTATGAATATTGCCGGGCGGCCACTGTTTGGGCGCTCGTACGAGTATTGCCGCAACTACTGGCAAGATGAATCCGTCACTGCAGCGCCTGAGTTTTACGCTGACTATGACTACAATCATTGGCTCGTGGTACCGACGCCTTCGGCAACGACTCCCTTAGAGATCTTGTACTATGAGCAACCCGCACTACTGGGTGACGATCAGGAAACCAACTGGCTCACCGAATATGCGCCTGACTTGCTAACCTACGCCACACTGCTAGAGGCGACACCATTCTTGAAGAATGACGCAAGAATCGCCACTTGGCAAGCGATGTACGACCGGGCGGCGGCCGCGCTGAGCGGAGAAGACCTTAAGAAAATCCTTGACCGCAGCGCCAATCGGAGTGAAGCATGAGCACAGTCTACACATCGGTTTTTGGAGGGGCCAACATTTACCCTTCCGAGATCAACTACAGCGCGATAACGCTAACAGCTGATGTGACCCTCAGCTGGCCAGAAGAGACCTCGGCTGACGAGAACTTAGCCA